GCTGTAGTAAATGTTGTATTCAATGTAACTGTTTCAGACGCTGATAGATTCTCTGTTCCTTATTTGAAGACAAACGAACTCGATTTCTTCTTCTATCAAAATGATATTAATAATACTATCACAGAAACACGTGGTGGTATTGCTAATTACGATACAGAAGTTGATCGCAATGGTCTTGCTAAAACCAAGTATATTTCAAAGAAAATTTCATTTGGTGAAGGTAAGTATGCTGAAGACGTAGTTGTCTATCTTGCAGGATATCGTCCGGCCGGAACTCAGATTAAAGTTTATGCTAAACTTCATAATGCTGCTGATAAAGAAGCTTTTGATGACAAGTCATGGACTCCACTCGAGCTTAAGAATAATGTTGATCGCTTTAGCACAGAAGATCCAAAGGATTTGTGGGAATACACTTATGGCCTTCCACAATATCCGGAAGTTTCAGCTGGCTTATCAGGCGACTTCTTGACAACGCTAAGCAGCAACTCAATTGCAACTACAATAAACCAATCATCAAATCTGTCAGCAGGTGACTTGATTCGCGTTTACAGTGTTCTTACTCCAGACAATAATGAAGTGTTTCCAGTATCGAGTGCAAACTCTACTGCAATCACTCTTTTCAAACCAGTCTCAAACAGTAACATTGTTGGTGACGTAGGTGTTGATAAGTTAAAGTACAAGAATGTGGCATGGAATAATATTGCCAATGACAACGTTGCAAGATATGTTACTTCGTCTTATACTGAGTTTGATACATATAACACAATGCAAATTAAAGTTGTTCTACTCTCAGAAAACACTCACACTGTTCCTAAGGTAGAGCAAATCCAAGTAATTGGAGTTTCTGCATAATGTTAGTTAATGTAGCAAATCACGTTGGATATGTGAAAGACACCGAAACTGGAGTCATCATAAATAACAATGATGAAGAATACAAAAAGTTTCTAGCCGCTAGAGAAGCAAACAAGAAAAATAACAATTTGTGCAAAAGAATAACTTCGGTAGAAAATGAACTACAAGATATTAAAAGTCTTTTGCTGCAGTTAGTACACAGGAATAATTAATGGCAAGACAAGTAGCTAATGTTGATATCATTACAGATAGTTTTGAAGTTTGGTTACTCCAGACTAATGAACTGCTGAATGCTTTCTCAACAGAAATTATTACTGCTAATACGACTGTTGCAAACACAGGCAACTCTACCATTAGTCGCACTGCACAATTGTGGGGAACGTTTGGTTCAAATAACGTTGTAGTCACAACTGCTCTTCGTGGCGGAAACGTAAATGGTCTATCAGCAAATCTTGTAATTACTACAAATGCTACTGCTTATTCTGCTTCCGATGCTGGTATTCGCGTCCTAGTTGGTAACAGCTCTTCGAACAGTTTCATGAGTCCACTTGGTGTTCACCTTGGCTTAGGAACTGCTAATTCTGTTGTAAACAGTAGTCTGATTATATCACAATCTAATAGTACTGTCAACACGAATATTTCATCTAGCCGCATTCAAATTGCAAATAGTACAGCCACAGCAAATATTACTCCAACTGCTTTCCAGACTGGTATCTTTACTGGTAACACCACAGTTGTATCGATTGGCGCAAATGTTTATGCAAATGCTACATCGCTCTTTGTTGGTAACTCAACATTCACCAGCGTGTTGGGCAATGGATCTTGGTCCAGTGCAGCAAACCTAGTTATTACTCCAACCAGCTATCTAACAATTGCTGGTGCTGCTAATGTAACATCAAACGCCAATTTTGCAAATACTATTACGGTCGCTGGTGCAACAACACTTTCAAGCACTCTTGGCGTAACCGGAGCTTCCATTCATTCAAACACAATTGCTGTAACTGGTAACGCTACATTCTCAAATACAATAGCAGTGACTGGTGCAGCCACACTATCAAATACATTGAGTGTTACAGGCTTAACAACAGCAACCGGTGGATTGAATACATCAACTGCCAATGCTTCTGTTGGTGTTAATGTTGGCGCGAATGTTAATCTGACATTAACTCGCATCAATGTTGGCAACGCAACTGTTAATACTGCAATTACATCTACATCTATTGATACTGATGGAACACTTGCAGTACTTGGCGCAGCCACACTATCAAACACTCTTGGTGTAACAGGTTTATCTACACTATCAGGCGCAATGAACACTACTACAGCAAATGCTTCTGTTGGTGTTAATGTTGGCGCTAATGTGAATATTACACTAGACCGTATTAATGTTGGTAATACAACTGTTAATACATTTATTACATCGACTGCAATTGAAACAGACGGAACTCTTGCAGTCCTTGGTGCGGCAACACTATCAAATACGTTAACAGTAACTGGATTGACTGCATTAAATGGCAATATTAATACTCCAACTGCCAATGCTACTACATCAATCAATGTTGGTGCCAATGTCAACTTGACAGCTGCTAGAATTAACATTGGTAATACAACTGTTAATACATTCATTACGTCGACTGCTATCGAGACCGATGGTACTTTAACGGTCCTAGGAGCAACTATTTTATCAAATACCATTGCGGTAACTGGTAACGCTACATTCTCAAATACACTAGCAGTGACTGGTGCAGCCAATCTTGCTAGCACGCTCGGCGTAGTTGGAGCCGTTGCACTATCAAATACATTCACCGTAACTGGTAACGCTACATTATCAAACACTCTTAGTGTTACTGGACTTTCAAGTCTAGCCGCGCTGAATGCAACAACAGCAAATGCCACTACACTAAATGTTGGTGCCAATGTTAATTTAACAACAACAAGAATTAATGTTGGTAATACAACTGTTAATACATTTATTACATCGACTGCGATTGAGACCGATGGTACTCTGACTGTTCTTGGAGCAACAACGCTCTCCAATACAATTGCGATAACAGGTAATGCTACATTCTCAAATACACTTTCTGTAACAGGTGCTGCTAACGTACTTAGTACTTTTGGTGTCGGTGGTGCTACTACAATTGGTGGATCATTGTCGGTTGGTGGACCTACTACTCTTCAAAATGATTATGTAGTTGAAGTCTCAGCAAATGCTGACGTTGGTTCAACAATTGGTGCGGTTCTTGTTTACAGATTCCCGAAAGCAACGTATTCATCTGCCAAGTTTGAAGTTCAGATAAAGAATGGTAATACACAACTTTCTGAACTAGTTCTTGCTCATGATGGCGGACTCAATGCATTTATAACCACATACGGTACTGTTTCTTCAAATGGTGCAGCTTCTCCACTTGGAACATTTACCGCAAACACAGACACTGCTAATGTGAATCTATATCTTGTACAAACTGTTGCGAACTCTGCAGTCAAAGTTGTAGCTCATCTAATTAAGTAAGGTTGACATGGCAAATACACAGTTTAAAGTAGATAACGGATTTTTAGTAACAGGAGGCACTTCGCTATTCCAGGCGAATGTTACTGTAAATGCTCATGTTCTTGTTACACAAACTATCACAGTAAATGGTGATCTTACGGTCACTGGTAATCTTACTTATAGTAATACATCTATTGCTGGCGATTTGATTCCAACGGCAAACGGAAAATCGCTTGGTAATACTACCAGAACATTTAGTGTGTTTGCTGACAATATAAATCTTGCAAATTCTATTGTCACTGCCAACGGAACTCAAATTAATCTTCGTGCACTTTCTGGTGTTGTAGCAAATAGCTCTGGTTTGTCGGTGAATGCTGCCGCCATTTCAAATGGTATTTTGAATATTGCTCAAGGTGGTACCAATGCGGCTTCACGTACGGCGGCAATTAATAATTTGCTTCCTACACAAAACGTTGCTGTTAATGGATACTATCTAAAAACAGATGGCACTGACGCTTCTTGGGTCAGTGGAATTGGATACACCGGTTCTCGTGGATTTACTGGATCACAAGGTGAAATTGGGTATACTGGATCACAAGGCGTTATTGGATTTACTGGATCTAAAGGTGATACAGGATCTACTGGATCGCAAGGCCCATTAGGTTACCATGGATCGACTGGTTTTACCGGATCTGCTGGTACAAATGGCTTCATCGGATCTCGCGGTGAAATTGGATACACTGGATCCAAAGGTGAAACAGGATCTGCTGGTACAAATGGCTTCATTGGATCTCGTGGTGAATTAGGATTTGTTGGTTCTATTGGTTTCACTGGATCAATTGGATTCACTGGTTCTCAGGGCCCGTTAGGTTACCATGGATCTACTGGATTCACTGGTTCTATTGGTGCACTTGGATATGTTGGATCACTCGGATACACTGGATCACTTGGATACACTGGATCTCGTGGTGAACTTGGTTACCATGGATCAACCGGTTTTACTGGTTCTATCGGCGCACTTGGCTATCATGGATCAACAGGATTTGTAGGATCGATTGGTTTTACTGGATCACAAGGTCCATTAGGTTACCACGGATCGACAGGATTCACTGGTTCACGCGGTGAAATAGGATACACTGGTTCTGGATACGGAACTTCAGCAAGTGTTCAAATGGGATCACTCGGTGTTGGAACTCCAGCATCTGGAACTACTGGTGAAATTCGTGCAACAAACAATGTCACGGCTTACTATTCATCAGATAAAAAGTTCAAAGAAAATATCAGACCAATTGATAGTGCTTTAGATAAAGTATCTTATATTGGCGGTAAATATTTTGACTGGACTGGTGAATATATTGATTCACACGGTGGTGAAGATGGTTACTTCATTAGAAAGTCAGACTTTGGTGTTATTGCTCAGGATGTAGAAGAAGCATTCCCGCTCGGTGTAAGACTTCGTGGAGATGGATCACTTGCTGTTGACTATGAAAAGTTGTGTGCACTTGCATTCCAAGCTATCATTGAATTAAAAGAAGAATTAAATAATCTAAAGGCACAGATAGATGGCAATAAAGGGTAATATTGTAATCGATCAAGGAACGACTTTTCAAACGTCAATCAACGTTACTGATGAAAATGAACTTCCAATTGATCTTACTAATTATACTGCAGCTGCGCAAATGCGTAAACACTATACGTCGTCAACATCATATGCTTTTGCTGTTTCTATTTCTCCTAGTCTTGGAATTGTTACACTGTCAATGACTGCTAATACAACAAATTCGATTAGTCCAGGAAGATATATGTATGACTGCGAATTGACAGATGTAAACGGTGCTGTTTCGCGTCTTATTGAAGGAATAGTTACTGTAACTCCAGGAGTTACTCGATGACTTTCAATGTAAGAATTAACCCGAATCCAGAAACTAAAATTGTTGCAAAGGTTACAAACAATAATGGAACTTTGTCAACAAACACACCTGTGACAATTAAAAACCAACTTCGTGAGTACCAGATCAATTCTATTCAAGATCTTCCAGACGTAGCTGAGACAAATGTGTCAAACGGCTCTACTTTGGTATTTAATTCGGCAACGAATCTATACGAAGTAAAGCCGCTTGATGCTGTTAATATTATTGGAATTATTGATGGTGGTGAGTTTTAAACTTTTATAAAGTGGTAATCACCATCAACGCCTAATTCGCTACCACAGAACATTCCATGTCCAACCATTTCAAATCCAATGGTTTTAAGATACTCGATTACTTCTTGTGCTTTCGGTGCGCCAAAGTTATAATCTACGTGTTGTAATTCTAAAATTAAGTGCTTGCAGTTTTTAAGAGTTCGAGTTGCACCCTTAAGAACTTTTAACTCTGCGCCCTGGATATCCATCTTAATCATATCGGGCAACGGAAAAAGCATCATCTCTACAACTTGGTCAAGAGTTCTTGCTGGTCTTTTGACTTTCTTTTCTTCCGGAAATAGTTGATCAGCTAATGGTGATAATTGATTATTCTCTTTAAAAAGAGAATTGCCACCAGGATGTTCTAAGTTTTCATAAAATTCAACTTCTTCTTCCCGATCACTTAAGATACATCCAGAAACCCACTGTTCAATTCCTTTTTCACAATATAGTTCAGCCACTTCATCCATTGCTTCCATTGGAATAATTAATGCATCTGGCCAAACTTCTTTTGCTTTGTTTGTCCAGTGAAGAACACACGCGCCAATATCATATACTACTTTTGGCTCTATACCAGTACTTTTCATTTTCCACAAATAATCAACATGTTGTTGTGGAAGTAATGGCTGATCATGAAGTTCTTTTAGCCTAACTTGCACCGGGTCGATATGACTAGTTTTAACGTGCATAGTTGTCGAACCAATATGACCACAAAGGATTGAAGGATCACACCACAGTGTAAAACCTTTGGCCATGGCTTTTCGGCAAAAATCTGTATCTTCACTAATTGTGTTAGCATGATTCAGTGCATGGTGGTATTCAAATTGTGGGTAACCAACACTAACAAAAACTTCTTTGCGAACTAGAACACATCCAAATCCACAACCACCGATCATAACCAGTTCTTTACCATATATTTGTTCCATGGCCATTCTATTCTGATTTAAATCATAAATCTCGATGGCCTGTGGTTCGAGCCGTTGTCGATATACACCAGAAATAAGATCACAATTATGAGCTAACATTTTCTTTAATGTGTCTGGTGGAAATGTAACATCGTGATCAACTGCAAACAGATAATCAAATCCTTGCACAACCCAGTCAGCAATAAGATTACGAACCTGATCTACTCGATAACCGTAGAAAGTCTGAAAGGTCGTTTCATATCCTTCAGGGATTTCCAAATCATAAATTGATTTGAACGTATCTGCTTCAATATAACGTGCAGTAGGAATTGCAATCAAAATCTTTTTCTTTTTCATAGCGGTCTCAAATCATATTGTCCAGGAAGAAATGGCGAATTATTCAATACAAGTGCAGCAGTTTTGTTTTGTTCTTGTGCGTTCACTTTGTAGTCGTTAAGTGGATTGGCATCATTATAATTATACACAATTTCAGGAACACAAACAACCTTATCAGGATTTGCATGATCAAGTAGATAATAGAATAAAGCAGTGTCTCCTCCCGCGCGCGGCCATACGCCATTAATCATCAAATCATTCGCGGTTAGGTTTTTGATTAACGATGAATGGAACGTACGCAAATGCGTGTATGGCATATTCCAGTTAAACTTATAGTCGCGGTATGACTTGTTAGCTTTCACTTCAGGTGGATACGGTTGAGCAATAAGTGGAATGTTATCTACTATTGACCAGCATGATCCGTATGTAAATTCTGCGCCATTGTGATAAAGATTATTGTATTTGTGAAAGATGTTTGGGTTATTAACAAGCCAATCATCGCCATCTAATATCATGTAAATATCGTCAGCACCTAATCCATTTAATAGATAAAAGTGATTAGCAACAGCGCCAACATTTGTATTATTTTCTAATACACTAAAGCGCCAGCGAATATTCTCAGGCAGTGCGTCAATTGTATCTTTTGCTATTTTTACAGTGTTGTCTGTAGATGCATCATCAACAATGTACATATGATAGTTATCATAATTTTGTGATGCTACAGACTTAATGCACTTTTCAATATAAGCTTCTGAATTATAAACTGCTGTAATGATTGCAATTGACTTTTGTGAGTTTGTTGGAACATGAAGTTCTTCTTGATTAATAAAGCGTCGACCAAATACTTTACTCACTTTGTAGTTAATCTGTTGAACTTTATGATACTCGTCAATTGGTAAAAACTCACCAAGCTTCTTATATAAATGTTGCTTCCATTGAAGAGCAACAGTATCCCATGTACAAATATCCTTGACTTGGTTGCAAGCATACATCTTTTGCTGATGAAGATATTTGTTATTGTATGCATTGATAACTGTATCAACAAAAATACTCACCTGTGAATCTTGGTTTAACCAAGGAAGAGCCCAGTTAGGTTCTACAGGATACTGAATTTTCCATGACGCGATATCAATGGCAGTTTCTTCAAGAGCTCCAAACAGGCATGTAATCAATGGAACATTGTGAGCTAAAGCTTCAAGAGTAGAAATACCGAATGTTTCTGGAAATCCGGCTGGATATACCATGTAACTGGCTTTACGCAAGATATTAGAAATTTCTTGTTGCGTAATTACGCCGGTAAAATTAATATCCTTGCCGTGTTGAAGTGAAAGTTCAGACCAATCTTTTTGTTGTTGATCTGGGCCAGCCGCTTCACGAAACTTATAATAACCACCAATGATTGTCAGTTTGGCATCTGGAATTCTGCGTTTGACTTCAGGCCAAATTTGTTTTACAAGTGGAATCATTCCCTTTGTGACCGAAGCATTAAACACAAAAAGGTTCGGATCCTTTTCACGAACATCAATCCAACCAGGATTCATATTTCCGATTCCGTTGCGAGTCATAAAGATATGATTCTTTAGAATATCGAAATTACGTCTAAATCCATGGTTGCAATGAGTAACATAACCGGTATGCCAATCTGAAAGAGTAAAGATTTCATTGAGCAAACCTTGGTTAATCAAATGCTCAATTTGATCATCGCCTTCGCAAAAAGTATCATGCATCCAAAGCACTTTATGCTTTGCTGTTACACAAACTCCCCAATTTTCTAGATATGGCCGAACTGAACGAGAAACAATACATACATCGTATTGTTCTTCAAAAGAATTTGCAGTTCCGACTGGTACATACATTACACTTTTGTAGATTCCTGGTCGGGAATCATCTGACGTACAATCATTGTAAACTGTAACATCAAATCCAATATGGGCAAGTTCTTCAGCCATACGAATGACGGCTGACTCGGATCCTCCAAGGCCTCTCTTATTAAGAGTGGATCCATCATAAGTTAGTCCAAGAGTATCAATAAAAGCTATCTTCATTGTGTTTCCATTATAAATAATTTGAAGCAAATGTCAACTACATAGTTGATGTATACGATATATATCTATTTAAAGAGGCCACATGGCAAACACATTACCTATTGTTCACAAAAGAACATCCGTATCTGGTCGTTTGCCAGAAGTGGCTAATACATCTAATACTAGATATATTTATCCAGGCGAACTTACTATCAACCTGGCGGATCAAAAAGTTCATACTTCAAATGGCAGTGCTGTATTTGAAGTTGGATCCAATCTTACAAACCTTACCGTACAAACTATTACTGCCAATGGTACTATTGGTGCGCAAGACCAAATTTTGCGTTCGAATGGTTCGCAAGCTTATTGGGATTATTTTGTTGGCTATGCTGGTTCTCGAGGATTTACCGGTTCGCAAGGCATACAAGGGATTCAAGGAGAACTTGGATACAATGGATCTCAAGGCTCGGTTGGACCGCAAGGACCACAAGGAATTGCTGGTATTCAAGGAGAACTTGGATACACTGGATCTCAGGGTGTAGGATTTACAGGTTCACAAGGTGTAGGATTTACTGGATCTCAAGGCGTTGTAGGATTTGTCGGATCACAAGGTGAAATAGGATACACCGGTTCACAAGGCGTAGGATTCACTGGTTCACAGGGTGTTGTAGGATTTGTTGGATCTCAAGGTGAAATAGGATTTACTGGTTCACATGGTGCTACAGGTTCGCAAGGTGCTGAAGGACCACAGGGCGCACAGGGAATTCAGGGTGTAATAGGATATACAGGATCTCAAGGTGCTGGCTTTACCGGTTCTCAGGGTGAACTTGGATATGCTGGCTCGATTGGTGATATAGGATACACTGGATCTCAAGGTGCTGGCTTTACTGGTTCACAAGGTGAACTTGGATATGCCGGATCGGTTGGTTTTACTGGATCGATTGGTGCACTTGGCTACCATGGATCCACTGGCTTTGTTGGTTCACGTGGTGAACTTGGTTACACTGGATCGCAGGGTGTAGGATTCACTGGTTCTCAAGGAGCCGGTACCATTTCTGGCGGTGTTACTGGAGATATTGTTTATAAAGTAAGTAATACTGATTATGATGTTGAGTGGAGATCACTTGCTGAAGAATCAAGAATTGCTGTTGCTCAGGTTACACGTGATTTAAATGGATTTCCAAATAGAACTGAAACATCACTTCACTTTGATGAAGGAACACGAGTATTTACAATTGCTCCAACAGCAAATAATACTTGGCATGTTTATGCTCGTGGCGAATATCAAACAATTACTGGTAATCTAACTTATACTATTGCAAACACACCTGGTGGTAGATACGTTCGTTATAATCCTACAACTCAAACACTCGAAGATGGTGGAGTCTTTATTGACTTCCGCGAAGATATCTCAGTAGCATATACTTTCTGGGATGCTGCTAATACTAAAATTATTATCTTTGGTGATGAACGCCATGGTTCAAATAGAGATGTCGAATGGCATTATGCACAACATAGAAATCTTGGTACCGTCTGGAGAAGCGGTGGCGGAATTACGTATACCGAAAATACTGATGCTGATGTAGCAATTGGTATTGCTACACCGCTGGTTATTGCTGATGAAGATCTTGAGCACACAATTACACATAGTGCTACACCATCTGCTAATTTCCAACAAATACTTAATTCGCCAGCTGAACTTGAAACAATTTATCTTGCTGGCACTCATTATACCATTACTGATCCTTCAACCACTCCTTGGTTACCAGCCGGATCAACTGCGGTATATAATCAAATTACAGATGGTTCTGGTCAACTTGCAAATGTTCCTGAAAGCAAATTCTTTTCTTATTGGGTAGTTGCAACTCACGATATTCATAGACCAGTAAAACTGATTCTTGGTCGTCAGTATTATGATACAATTGATGAATCATATTCAGAAGAATTTAATGGTTACGGTGTATCATTCTCTGAATACGTTTTCATGTATCAAGTAGTGTTGACAACCGCTGCAACCTATACTGGTGATGCTAAGGTTGAAATTGTAAGTGTTAGACGAATAAATGATAGATTGCCAACTGCAACATCTACTTATAGTGCTGCATCACATGACGAACTAACAGATCGATCGGTACCAGACCAGCATCCTATAGGTGCTATCACTGGATTACAAACTGCGCTCGATGATAAACAAGCGACTTTAGTATCTGGTACTAATATTAAAACTATTAACAGTGAATCTATTCTCGGTGCTGGTGACATATCAGCTTTTGGATATACTGGTTCTAGAGGCGAATTGGGATACACAGGATCTCAAGGTGTAGGATATGCTGGTTCCGTTGGCTTTACAGGATCTGTTGGCTTTATAGGATCGCTTGGATACACTGGATCCATTGGATATACCGGATCTATTGGATACACTGGTTCAATTGGATATACCGGATCCGTTGGATACACTGGATCTCAAGGTGTAGGATTTACTGGTTCTCAGGGTGAAATTGGATATGCTGGTTCTCAAGGATCACAGGGTCCACAAGGAGCTCAAGGTGTCCAAGGTGCTCAAGGTGACCAAGGCGAACTTGGTTATCATGGATCGGTTGGATTCACTGGATCTAGAGGCGAACTTGGTTATCATGGATCTGTAGGATATGCCGGATCTATTGGATTCACAGGATCCATTGGATACACGGGTTCACTTGGCTATACTGGATCGATTGGATACACCGGCTCACAAGGTGTTGGATATGCTGGTTCTATTGGATACACTGGATCACAAGGCCCAACAGGATCACAGGGTGTTGAAGGCCCGCAGGGACCGCAAGGAACTCAAGGCGAACTTGGTTACCATGGATCGGTTGGATTCACTGGATCTAGAGGCGAACTTGGATACACTGGTTCTATTGGTGAACTAGGTTACCATGGTTCTGTAGGATATACAGGATCTCAAGGTGAAATTGGATACGCCGGTTCTATTGGTGCACTGGGATATCATGGTTCTGTAGGATATACAGGATCAATTGGTTACACAGGATCTCAAGGTGAAATTGGATACGCCGGTTCTATTGGTGAACTAGGTTACCATGGCTCGGTTGGTTATACTGGCTCACAAGGTGAACTAGGATATGCTGGATCGATTGGTGCTCTTGGTTACCATGGATCTGTTGGTTACACTGGTTCGCAAGGCGTAGGATTTACAGGTTCTCAGGGTGAACTTGGTTACCATGGTTCGATTGGATATACAGGATCTCAAGGTGATTTAGGTTACCATGGATCCGTTGGTTATACTGGTTCAATAGGATATACTGGATCTCAAGGTGATTTAGGTTACCATGGATCCGTTGGTTATACTGGTTCAATAGGATATACTGGATCTCAAGGTGATTTAGGTTACCATGGATCTGTAGGATATGCCGGATCTGTTGGATATACAGGATCTCAAGGTGAACTTGGTTACCATGGTTCGGTCGGTTTTACTGGATCGATTGGTGCACTAGGTTATCATGGTTCTGTTGGATACACCGGATCGATTGGTTACACAGGATCTCAAGGTGAGTTGGGATATCATGGTTCTGTAGGATATGCTGGATCGATTGGTGCTCTTGGTTACCATGGATCCGTTGGTTATACTGGTTCAATTGGATATACAGGATCTCAAGGTGAGTTGGGATATCATGGTTCTGTAGGATATGCTGGATCGATTGGATTCACTGGTTCAATAGGATATACTGGATCTATTGGCTTCACTGGCTCAATTGGCTATACTGGTTCAATTGGATTCACTGGCTCGATTGGATATACTGGTTCAATTGGATATACCGGTTCTATTGGTTTCACTGGATCAATAGGATACACCGGATCCATCGGATACACAGGATCCATTGGATACACAGGTTCAATAGGATTTACAGGATCTCAGGGTCCTGCTGGAAGTGGTGCAACAAACTTAGATGGTTTGTCAGATGTAGTTATTGGTGGTGTTGCACTAACAACTGGTGATGTGCTGCGCTACAATGGTACCAATTGGATTAATGATGCGTATGTACAAACAATTCTATCACCAGTTTCAAGACAGACAACACAAACGCTAAAGCCAATTTCAGTTGGAACAACCGCTCCAGGATCGCCATCAACTGGTGATTTGTGGGTAGATACAAACTAATAGGAGTATGATTATGTTAGAAGTAGGACAACAAGTAAAAGTATTAGAACCTTTCGATACTTCTTTTCCAGAAGTGTATGTTGTTAGGGAAGTTCTCACACAAGAAGATGGTAATGTAGTCTATTTTATAGGTGATATTGAAGGCGCGTTCGACATAAAATTTCTTGATGGCATCTAATGGCTATTACGTCTAGGGCAGAAATGGAAAGAGCAATGCAGTCTCATTATAGTAGGCTGTACATATCTAAGACTGCAATCAACCCAACTAATGCTGGGGCGGGATTTAATATTTCTTATTGGCAAACCTCTGGTACTCCTGGAGCAGGATTCACTTCAACTACGGCTGCGGCGTTGGATCACTCGTCTACAGGTGCAGTGAATTTTATGCAACAAACGTCACCACGCACGAGCTATTTAGCTGAGTTAAACTTTTCATGTACTGGTGTTGCAGGACATACACTTGAAATACATGATAGGCTTATTAATATAGGTGGTTTGAATGGAAATATAACAACTCTTCAAACAATCACCGGGCTTGATTTAGATTTATTTCTAAGCACAAATAACATCGGCAATAGAATTGGTGACTCTAACTATTCGGACGTGCAGTGGTGGTTGGAGATGCTTTCTGATGGAGGATCCGTCACTCCGACTGTCACGGTTGGCGTGACATATAATGATGGCACCAGTGGTTCCCTTTCAGTACCAGCCGTGTCTTTTAGACGTCAAGCCAGAATAATTTCTATTAATAATTATATTCCAGCGGTTGATTCTGGTAAATATATTAGAGCAGTTAATACAGTCCAATTATCTGCGGTACCAGGCTCTGCATCAACTTTTGCAGTAGTTGCAACTCGTTATAGAGCCAGCATTTACATGGATGTAACCAACAAAGTTTTTAACCGGGGTTGGACTGAACTAGGACTCCCAGAAATATATAATCAATCGTGCCTGTTTCCAATAATTATCGCGCCAAGTACGAGTATTGGAAACATTCGCATATATGGAACTATAGCCCATGGATAAATTTTTATGACTATATCAACTGTAGATAAGCTGGAGACTGCTTTAAATTCTCAGTATTCGAAATATTATTCGGTTAAGAATGATCCAGTCGCAGGTAACGCTACTACTGGTGGATTTCATTCTTTTTGGAGATCTACAGGAATACCGGGTCAACCAACAATACCTACAACAACTCCAACTGCATTAAATCATTTGTCCACCGGTGCATTGAATTTTATGCAGCAGACTTCGCCACTTACGAGCTATTTGGCCTATATGAGTGCTTTATGTACTGGAGCCGCAACTACATTAGAGATACACGATAGACTAGTTAATATGGGAGGATTGAGTGGGACAGTTGCAACTGCACAGACAATTACTGGTTTCGACTTAGATTTATTCCTAAGCACAAACAATATTGGTAATAGAATTGGTGACTCTAACTATTCAGACGTACAGTGGTGGTTAGAGTGGTACACTAACACAGGAAGTACGTCCGTCAATGTTACAGTAAATGTGACTTATAACGATGCTAGCACCGGGAACCTTACTTTAACCGCTATAGGCACAACTATTAGAGCTTCAAGAATGCTTCCTTTAAATTCATTTATTCCGGCAGCAGATTCTGGTAAGTATATTCGTGGAGTTAACTCGGTTACACTATCAGCAACTACTGGTACAACAGGCAGCTTTGGTGTAACCGCTACACGATATAGATCATCAATATTCTTACCTACACTCAATAAGATGAATAGTGTTAGGTGGGCAGAAACTGGTTTACCTGAGGTATATAATGAGTCGTGTTTATTTCCGGTGTGTATGACCACCGCTACTACAATAGGAAGCATAAGAATTGATGGTGCCATAGTTCATGGATAAGGAAAAACAATAAATGGCAATTACTACAACAGACCAATTTATCGATGCTATGGGTAATAACTCTTCTAGAATTATTATTGATAAGGCAAGCGTTGCCAACTGGGTGCAGGGTAACTACTATTCTATGTGGAGAGCTACTGGGCAACCAGGGCAGGGAGCAATTCCAACAACACCTGCTGTTTGTGATAATACATTAATTGGAGCAATTCAGTTTACACAACAAACATCTCCAGCAACGAGTTATCTTGCAATCTTAGAGTGTGTTCAGCCAACGGCAGCAGTTACGTTTGAATTACATGATCGACTTATGCATGATGGAGGATTAGTTGGAAACTCCACCGGAAGTCAGGCTGTTGATCTCGACATGGATTTATCACTGGCTACTTCGAACTTAGATGCTCGTAAAGGCGACGCTAACTACTCCGACGTACAGTGGTGGTTAGAATGGTACACTGATACAGGTGGTACTGCGTCTAACGCTACGATAAACGTTACATATAATGATAACTCTTCCGGCAACCTTAGTGTCGTAGCCGTTGGTGGTACCGTCCGCGCGTCCAGAATGATTGCTTTGAACAGTTTAATCCCGTCTGGCGACTCCGGTAAATACATCATGAGAGTTAATACGATTACTCTATCGGCTAGTACGGGTACTGCAGGTAACTTTGGTATAACTGCTACACGATTTAGAGCGGCAATCTTTATGCCTGTTGGGAACGCTAGATTTACGGGTACATATGCGGATTTAGGGCTACCAGAAATTCCAAACTCAAGTTGCTTATTTGCTGTTCTAATAGCTGGTACAACCTCGTCTGGCATTGTTAAGGCTACAGGTAAGATTATACATGGCTGATTTAGTATTTCGAAAAATTGGTTCTAGTATAAACGGTGGTAAGTCTATTTGGCTTCGTGACACTCCAGCAAGTACACTGATCACAAATGAATTCTTTGAAGCTCCCAGCGGAAGTAGTGTATTTGGCTATGTTAAATATTGGACAGGATCTGCATGGGTCGTGAAGCCAGTTAAATATTGGACAGGATCCGCATGGGTTCAAAAGCCTGTAAAACATTGGAATGGCACCGCTTGGACTTTAACTGAGTATACTCCATGATTGTAACTACTACAAATACATCATCGCAGACAATTGATACATTTGATTTGCCTACTGAAAAGACGGTAAATTATAAAGTGCATGTAACTGCTGGCAACACTACATGGACCACTACTCTTGATGTAAGTCATGACGGCATACAAGCTTCAGAATTACAATATGCTCTTGCTAAATCTGGAATTACTCCACTTGAATTAGTTGTGTCAATTGCAAACAACACTGGCATTGTTAATGTAACACCTACTGTTATACCAACGACATTTAGTATCGAAAGAACACCCGTTGCATGTAATCTATATTCTGAAAATACATTGAGTGGAAGAAACATTCAAACTGAAGAAGGTCTTGGAATTTATTTTGACGGTGCTAATAACATAACCATTCGTCAATCAAATAACAATGTATTTACATATGCAAATGTTTATGTTAATTCTGGTGTGATGGGTCCAATTAAGACTAAAGCAAATATGTTAAGCAACTGGACTGTTGCAAACGGATCTATTCGTATAATCGATGGCGATTATCAAGTTGCAATTTCATCAGGACAAAAAGATAATTGTCAGACACAAGAACTTTCTATTTCACCTGGTAAAAGATACATTCTTTCTGGTAATGCATATTATACAACAGATCAAAATTATTCACATCCTCTTGAAGATAGAGACACCGGAGCTTCGCGAATTAAAGTAGGAACAAACTTTAAGGAAGATGATTACGGTGGTTATATTGCTAACACAACTGATACTACATTTTCCATAGTGTTTTCGGCAACAACAAATACTGCACATGTATCATTTGGTTTCGGTGATATCAATAATCGACTTTATGTTAAAGACTTTGAACTCAAAGAATATGTTCCGTTCCATACATATAACCAAGATGAAGGTTGCTTTTATCTTAAATGGAATGCCGTTGTAGCAGGAAATACTGTTTTAAGATTAAACTCTTTTGATAGTAATAATCGTATCTATGTTGATGCATCAAATAACATCTTTGTAAACACTACTAATTGTGGTCCACAACAAACCACAAATAAAATTGTTTTCAACTATAATGCTAATGGAATTGTTGCGAGTAGAAATGGAAATTCTGTAATTACAACCACAGAAATTTTCAATAAATATATTGCAAATGCTGTATTTGTTTCTATTCCACATGAATTTGCGTATATGCCAAGTACAATTTCAAACACTATAATGGTAGCATTATCAAATGTCTAAAGATACAATTCATCTATTTAATAATGTTGCAGTTAAAGGTGTTATAGCCAATGGAGCAATTGGAGCTCCAGGGCAGGCATTGCTTTCAAATGGAACGGAAGTATATTGGGGATCTGGAGCCGGGTTTGCTGGTTCCATCGGATATACCGGTTCGATTGGATACACCGGTTCTACTGGATTTGTAGGTTCTATTGGATTTACGGGTTCACTTGGATATACTGGTTCTGCTGGCTTTACTGGGTCAATAGGATACACAGGTTCAATAGGATATACAGGTTCAATAGGATATACAGGATCTATTGGCTATACTGGATCCATCGGATACACAGGATCCATTGGATACACTGGTTCAATAGGATACACTGGCTCTGCTGGTTTTACTGGTTCTAGAGGCGAATTAGGTTACCACGGATCGACAGGATTTGTTGGATCAATTGGATACACTGGTTCCGCTGGTTTCACTGGATCAATAGGATATACTGGTTCTATTGGATACACTGGTTCCGCTGGTTTCACTGGATCAATAGGATATACTGGTTCTATTGGATACACTGGTTCTGCCGGCTTTACTGGTTCTAGAGGTGATCTTGGTTATCATGGTTCAGTAGGTTTCACCGGATCCATTGGATATACTGGTTCTATTGGGTATACCGGATCTGTTGGATTTGTAGGTTCTATTGGATATACTGGCTCTGCTGGTTTTACTGGATCTAGAGGCGAACTGGGTTATCATGGTTCAACAGGATTTGTTGGTTCTATTGGATATACTGGCTCTTCTGGTTTTACTGGATCAAAAGGAGCTGATGGTGGTCAACTAACAGCAGGTGTATATGTAGTACGTGCTGTTAAGAACGGATCATCCCAGACAATCACAAGTGGTAGCGATCAAGTAGTTACACTAATTGATGATTTCGATCCTAATAACTGGTTTGCATCAAATAAATTCCAACCTACTATTGCTGGTTATTATAGTATCGATGTCTCAGTATGGTGGGATGCCGGCGTCGTAACAAACAATCAAACTAATATTCAATTAAGAAAGAACGGCACTACTCAACTAGCTATTGATCAGGCTCAAATTGTAACAGGTGCTGGGTATGGTCAAACTTTTTCCACAATTGTATATTTTAACGGGTCAACTGATTACGTAGAAGTGACGGCGTTCACTGGTAACACCACTTCACAAAATATAAATGGTGCGGCTGGTGGTACATATTTGGCAGCTGCTCTTTATGCCTACGGTCCTCCAGGATACACCGGATCATTTGGTTATACTGGATCATTAGGTTACACAGGTTCTATTGGATACACAGGTTCTATTGGATATACCGGATCAACAGGATTTGTTGGCTCTATTGGATACACAGGTTCTATAGGATATACTGGTTCTATTGGGTACACTGGTTCTGCTGGTCCTGTTGCAGGTTCAAATACACAAGTCATCTTTAATGATTCTGGTGCAGCAAACGGATCGTCATCATTTGTATTTAATAAAAGTACTTCTAGTGTAGGTATTGGGACGAGTACCGTTAGCGCGGTATTTGGGACAACTGTAAAGGTTTACAA